TCAGCGTCTTGCTCTGTGGGGCATGTATGGGACACTTTCAGCTAACTCCTTATTGAGCAGTTCTATCTGCCCGATATTGTTATCTTTCATCCATGCTCCGTAAACATTGAATACCATCTGAGCGTTTGCGTGCCCCATCTGGTTTGCGATAAAGCTTGGATTCGCTCCTGCGGCCAGTGCCCAGCAGGCATAAGTATGCCTTGACTGATAGGCTTTCCTGTGCCGTAGTCCGGCCCGTCTCAGGGCTGATGCCCATGAATCCCTGATGGAGTCCGCTTTGTAGTGGTAACCGGCTTGCTGGCACTTTTTCACCAGTTGCGGATTAAAGACAAACGTGCATTCATGGCTTACGGTACGTCCGAACTCCCGCAGTTTGACGTCAATCTGGTATTGAGTGCCAAATCTTGTCATTTCAGCCTGACTTTTCAGGGTTTCAATGGCTGGTTGAACAAGATGAATAACACGATCTGTTCCCGCTTCGGTTTTTGGTAGAGTAAACTCCCCGAGTTTTGTATAATTACGACGGATAGTCATTGTTTTAGCTTTTAAATCAATATCCTCCCAGGCGAGAGATATTAGCTCACCGTGACGGATGCCTGTGTATACTGCTAAAGACCACAGGTTTTTCGTTTGTTGATGGTGGCAAGCATCAATAAAACGAATGAATTCGTCATGCGTGAGCGGATCTGGCTCGGTTCTGGACCTTTTTAATGGTGTCAGGCCGTTAAACGGGTTTGATTCCGTGTAGCCGTTGTCAGCTGCAAATTGAAACATACCTGCAATTGTCGTCATGTAGTAATTAACTGTAACTACAGATCTCCCCTTAACAGGTGTTGTTTTGCCGTTTGAGAGATTGTGATACCCGGTCAATAAATCTTTCCTGATGAAGAGTAAATCTTCTTTTGTTACAGATGAAGCCAGTCGGCTTTCCCCTATACGAGGCAACATGTTTCTCACCACAGATTGATACCGATTGAATGCGTTACCTCCTATTTCGATTTTTTTCAGATCCAGCCATTTTTCTGAAAGCGCCTTAATGGTTATCTCCTTTTTTCCCAGACCAAAGTGTTTCAGATTTGGGGACTCAGGAAACTGCGCAGCGTAGTCGAAATTCCCCATTCTGATTGCAAAACAAACTGAAGTCCTGAGTTCGCCTGCAATCTTCCGGTTTTTGGCTGTGTCAGGAACACCGAGGTTTTCTCTGACACGTTTGCCGTTATAGTGAAACCATATGCGGAGTGATCCGCCATGGTTTTCAACGCCTGTCGGGTATGATGTGTTACTCATTGAACCTCCCAGACGTCCAGGAGCATTAACAGGTTAACCGGAACTTGCATTTTTGACACCTGGTTGTTTCTGGTTTTCGATCCATCGCATAATTTCTTCGATGTTGTACAGGCATTCACTGTAATGCCCTGGATCACCTTCTACAGCGTAATGGCGGTATTCTTTTCCCTGCATCCATGACTTTCTTCTTGCCCGCTCAATGGTGCCAGGCTTTAGCCCTGTTGATGCAATGAGGACTCTCTCCGTACACCATTTGCTGGGGGTTATCTGATAGATGATTGTCTGCATGCCAACCTCATAAAATTTTCATCCACGGCAGTGGCACCACACGTCAAACATTCGTTTCACAACTTCACGGCAGTAGAAACCGTCAACATCTCGCGTCAGGTCATAGCGATTGCCGTAACACTGGCGTACCCATAGCTCAAACGCTTTATTCATTCTTTACTTCCTTTTCATGGCACGTAATTTTTTCAGATGAGCTTCTTGTTCTGTTTCTGCCAGAATTTGTCGGTATTCCTGGTGATCGATTCGTTCAAACAGTTCATTAAAATCGTTTATTTTTACCGACTGTGTTCGTCCATCCATTCTTCTGTACAACACGATGTTATTTATGCAGTGAATAATTTTTACCGGGTAACCGGCGCTGTCGGTATACAGTTGTCCTTGATTAATCAAATCGAACATTTTTTCTCCTGTTCTCTGAATAGCGAGAACTTCAGAGCCGTATATTTGTAGCGGGTTCAATACTGATAATTTCTGCAGCTACAAGCATTCCAGCAAGCCAGCTCTCTCCGGACAGGTCTTCATCCTGACATATCAGTTCGCCAATATTAATGGTGGCCATGATATCTGTTCCCCCTGTGCGCTCATCCTCGACTTCTTCATAAGGCAGTGTTGCGTACAGGCTTTCAATAGCGCAACTGATAACATCCAGTCCGGTCAGATTGCCGCCGACAGTAACTTCGAATGTTTCGCGGTATTCCCATAACCCGAAAGTTAATCGAACGGTTTGTTTTGCCATGCGTCCGCATGACGTCAGATTCGGGTCATAGTTCATTATTTGCGGTTGGGCATTATGGGTGTTCATCTGCTTTTCCCTTAGCCCGGCGGCCTGCCGGGCATATAAGTTATTTAACCTGGATAAATGGTGTATTGGCATCGCTGGTCATGTATTGCGGCAGTGTGCCGTTCCATTTATTGATGGCTTCCAGCTCCATAACACCGGGGTTCTGGCGCAGAGCTTCACCGCGTAAACGAATAGCATCGGCTTCGGCCTGGGCTTTTGTGCGAATGGCGTCAGCCTGTCCGGCTGCTTCCGCGCGCAACATGTTGGCTTCCGCTTCGCGCTGTTTTACTTCCTGTTCGCGTTGCAGGGTTTTCTGGTTCGCTGTGACTTTGGCATTAATGCTGTCGATCACGGTTGGCGGGTATTCCGGTTTACCGACATAAGAGAGGCTCATTACCTGAATGCCGATGGGTGTCATTTCTGCCTGAATATCTTTAAGTGCTGAATCCAGCAGTTCAGACTTGCCACCGTCGATAAATTTATCGGTGGTCATTTTGCTGGCCAGTCGGTTGAGTGCGTCGGCTATCTTCTGGCGCAGGTCAGTGTCGGTAATGTCATCCACGCCTTTGCGGTAGGTTTGAAACACTGTAGTAACTTTGGATGGATCAACCTTGTAGGCCACACCGATGTGATAGCCGATGGTTGTGCCGTCACTCATCTGAAAGCTGAACGGTTCATCGTAGGTCTTCATTTGCTTGAAGGTGGGGAAGATGTAAACTTCAGTATTCCAGCCAGTCCAGTAGCGACCAACACCGACCACCTCACCGACGCCTTTATCGTCGCCCAGTTTATTTACTTTGATGCCAACATTACCGGGCTCAACGCGATCGCAACCGACAAGACCAATGGTCGGCAGAACAATGGCTAAAGCAAAAATAATTTTTTTCATTTTTTATCCTTAGTGAAAGAAAGACCCTTGTAAATGGCATAAATGCAGGGCGGGGTCAGAAACGCCAGTGCAAAGCCAGAAATAACTGCTCTCGTATCCTTCATGGATATAAGGAACGGAACGAGTAATCCGTAAATGCATGCGATAATTGCCAGTAAAATTACTATTGTGAAATACAGTCTCATTGGTATGTGGTATCCCGATATTTTTAACTGACAGACAGCGCAATAAAGAGAATAATGATTTCTGTTAGTGTCAGTACTGTGGCAAGGATTAAAAGCAGTTTTACTCTGCTTAATTCACGGTCGCTTTTCATATAAACGGTTAGTAAAAAACGGAAGAGTTATATTCTTCTTAATATTTAATGTGTCACTGGCCTTCTGGCATACCATGAGTATTCAGGTCGTTAATCATTTCATCCAGAAGGAGTTCAAGCCCTTCTCGACCTATATCTGAAAGGATGAAACCTTTATCAGGGGAAGTGGTGAGCATTTTCTGATAAAGAAACAGCGCTCTTCCCATTCCCTCAGCTTCGCCATATGTTTGAATTAAATTCCATTCAATATACTGCTGTAAGGCAAACCGAATGGGACTAGGGTATATAGTCATAACTCCATGCTTCCCGTTATATATTACGGCGCGATCTGTTGTTCCGTGTTCATTCGGGACATCAATTGTGCCGTTCTTGTCTTCTTCTTCGTTGATGAATGTCGTCACATACAACCATCGCCACTGGGCAACCTTCATCTCAACCGGAAGTTTTCCCAGTAATCCTGCTTCGTCAGCTTGCGCGAGACACTGAAGGATACGTAAACCTCGCACATTAGGAGTATCGAATTCTCCAGCATCCAGACGGCGTATGGCGTCGTGATAATCAATAGTCATACTGCCTGTTTGTATACCATTGGCTGTTGCTTCAGCCTGGAATTCAGCGTATTGCATGAAATTTATTCCTCATCTTCATCTGCTGGTGCAATAACGTCATATCCTGCCTTTTCTGCAATAAACAGGAATGTTGAAAGATTTCCTACAAATTCATCGTCATGAACATGACGAATTAATATTACTTTCCCGTTTTTGATGGTCAGCAATACTCTGGTTTGTTCGTGTTCTGCTGTTTTCTGATGCATTATTATCTCCCGTATGCTTTACGCAGAAACAAGCAGGCAATATGCATGTAATTTTTCCCGTGTTGTGCAATAAGGCAGGCTGTTTTGTGTGATGCCTTATGTTTTATAAAAGTCATAATAAAACCTCCTGTGGATTAAGTGTGTGATAATCCCCGGCGATTAAGCCGTAATATAGTATCTGGAGATGACTTGTTCTATTTAACTGGATAGTTCTTTTTCAGCTGCTGCTTCAGCATAGCAACGTGCAAATTCAAGAACTTCATCACCTGTTCTTTTTATTGCGTCGTTGTCTGACATTTGTAATACGACAACTGCGCATAATAAATCATGGATATTGTTTGCGAAGGAATCTGGTGCTAGGCATAAGCCTTCATACTTATCATGGATATTACCAGTCATTGTTGCTACTCCTTTGCTTCTGATTTTCCCGTTAACAACCACATCAGGTCACAATTAAGCGCACTGGCCAGTGGCACTATCTGATCAGCAGGAACTTCACAGATGCCGCATTCCCAGTCGTTTATGGGGTCGCTATAGGTATTAATCATGCGGGCAAGATCAGCTTCCGTTAAGCCCAGTTTTTTACGTGCGCTTTTGATGCGTGCGCCAATACTTTCCACGTAGACTTCAGGCGCATTTACGCGAATAACAGACGCGCTATCTTTTTCATCCAGCAAAGAAAGCGGATCGCACCCAATGACGTTTGCCAGGGGGATAAGCATGCTGATGGTCGGTTCGAACTCTCCGCTCTCCCATTGCAGGATGATCTCTTCATCGAGATCAAGCAGTTTGGCAAGTTCGGTGGTCGTCAAGCCGCAGGCTTCACGTTGGGCACGGATTTTTCCAAAAAAGTGACCATGCGAAACCATAGCTTTTGCCTCACATAGTTTTTCTGCAAAAATTGATGCAGTTTCTTCTGTTTTTTGCAGGGAACGCATCAGGCATCTGATTGCATTATAAACCCTCTCACTTTCTGCTCCGTTTTCTGACATGTAGGAATAGATCATTCCAAGCAGCGAGCCGCTTTCTTGTATTTGTGCTGAATTTCATCCATCACCTTAACTGCATGCTTCATATGAGCCTCCTGTTGTTTTAATTTTACAATAGCCAAAGCGTTTGGTTATGTCAATCGCTATAGCTATGCATTTTGGGCAGCAAAGAACAGATTATGAGAGAAATGAGACGATACGTAGGGAGTTGAGATACAGGAAAGTAGAGCAGCTGCGCAATACAGCTGCCGGTGATGTTGACTTATCCGACCCTGTTATACTGGATTGACTGATGAATGAGAACTTTCCCCATTATGAATAGATGTTCTTCAGCTGATTCACTTATAAACCATTCCTTGTAGGCCGGATTGTCTGATATAACAGCAAGTTGCATCCCTTGCATTTGCAGGCGTTTGATATGGAAAGTGTGCCCAAAAATAAAAATATAGATACCGTCAGTTTCAAAATTTCTGACGGATACGTCGACAAACACCTGATCTCCTGCACACAGAGTAGGAGCCATGCTGTCGCCATCAACTGTTATCATCTTTATGATATTTGCTGGCCTGCTACAGAACAGACGTCTTGCGGCGTCATGTGAAAATTCTATAGCATGGACCGTTTCTGCAAAATCTGAAACAAGGAATGTTCCTGGTCCCGCGCTGGCAGCGATATCCAGGACTTCCACACGAAAAATATCCTTATCATTTTCCAGCGGGGAATATGATACCTGTGGTGTCGGATTGCAGGATGTGCTTTCTTCTGGGGTCATAGGACCAACACCGTACGATAGCCACTCGGGGCGCACGTTCAGGGTATTGGCTATCTCCACAACTTTCCTGGAGCCTGTGGCACCATTAACCAGTTTATTTACGCTCGATTGAGCCATGCCAACCTCTCTGGCCAGTTTTCCCTGCGAGTATCCGCGGATAGTCATAGCTAACTGTAGCCTGTCTGAAAAGCTCATAAGTCCTCCTTTTTCTGCCCTTTTAGTGTATCGCCTTAGCGATATATACACAAACCGCTTTCCCGTACATTGCAATCGCTTTAATCAATCGCTATAGTGAATGGAATCAGGTTGGAGGTCGATATGAAAAATGAAGGTATAGCCAAGGCTGTAGATATTGCGGGAAGCCAGATTGCTCTGGCTAGGCGTTGTGGTCGCGCGCAGTCAACAATTTGCGACTGGCTGAATGGGAAGAAAAAAATTTCTCCTGAATTTGTTCCGTCTCTGGTTAAGGCGGTCGATGGGAAAGTCCAGGCGTATGAATTTCGTCCTGATCTACCGGAGCTTTTCCCACACCCAAGTTTAGCGCACACAGAAGATGGAGTGTGCGAAGGAGATAAACAGTGAATACAACAATTTTTACCGATAAAGCATCCATGACCAGCGTTGAGATCGCAGAGCTGGTGGGTAAGCGTCATGACAATGTGAAACGCACTATTGAAACATTAGCTAAAGGTGGTGTTGTCCGATCTCCTCAAATTGAGGTTTCCGAAAGAATCAATAACTTAGGGTTTAAAGTTCAACACGAGCATTATCTGTTTGAAGGCGAACAAGGCAAACGCGACAGCATCATTGTTGTCGCACAGCTTTGCCCTGAATTCACAGCCCGTCTGGTAGACCGCTGGCGCGAACTGGAAGAACAGATCCGCAAGCCAATGAGCGAAATCGAAATGGTTGCCGCGATGGCTCTTGAAGCTGTTCGTCAGCAGAAACGCCTTGAGCGGGTAGAAGAAAAAGTCAGTCACGTTACCGAAACTGTCGAACAAATCAAAAGAGGCGCCATACGCGATGGTTATGCAGGCTATCGTCAGCTGGCGGCGAAAACGGGTATGTCAGATGCGAAATGCCGCAATCTGGTGAACGCATATCAGATCCCTACCGACACCCATGAGTTCATGACGCCGGATGGATTGTTATCGCGTCGCGCTATTGTTGCTGTGGAACCCTTCATGTCTGCTTTTCATCGCATGACGAGTGAAGCAGAACCACGAGGTACTCGCTGGTATCACCCGAAAATGGGGTTGTTCCAGGCGCTGGGCTGGCAGGTGTAATTATGCTCACAGGTAACACATGCAAGTACTCAATCGCTGGTTCCGTGATGGAAGGGGGCGTCGCGTCCACGTTATACGCTGGGAGTCTGAAACACAGCGGGTTATTTACCTGCGTGATGGTTATCCGCATGAATGCTTCATCCCGCTGTGGTTGTTTCGTCGTGATTTTGTTGAGTGCGAAGCGCCACCAACATAGCGACTCTATATTTAACCTCGTTGACAAAATTAAATTCCGGCGGCACACTTTACATATAGTGGCAAAATCCACTATCGGGAGTGAGACCCCGGAATTGTTACAGGCGACAAATGACGCGCCAGCGTCTTTTTTGTTGTCAGCGTCCTTGCACGCCAGAATTATGGTGGGCTGGGCAGGGGAACCGAAAGGTTCGCCGGTTTCCTGTAACGCCGGTAGTCTCAACCCTGTCCAGTCCGCCACCAGCGAGATTGAGACCTCCGGTGGTGGAACTGTTCCACTGTTACAGGAGGCTGCCTTAATGGCTACGATCCCCGCACATCCATACCTCAAAATCGAGGTCGTCAACGGCAGAGCCGTTATATTCTCCCTGTATGTCGCCTGTCACTTTAAGCGCATGCATAAGAATATCATCGATCGAATCGAATATCTCAACTGCTCACGCGAATTTCTCACCCGCAACTTTATTCCCGGCACTTATCGCGCCTATGGCGATTCAGTGCGTGGTTATTACATCACCCGTGATGGTCTGATGATGCTACAGCTTGGGTTAAGTCTGCGCACCATGCGGTACTACGAGAGCTGCATTGAAGCATTCCATGAGGCTGAAGCCGTCCAGGGTCACTCCGTGTTCCGTCGTAATCAACGGGAGGTGCATCAATGACGCGCCACCAGCATATTGATTCTGCAAGTCCGGGACGTTACACTGTTCCGGCACCTTATAAAACGGGTGCCGGGATTGGCGTCCTGAAATTGATTACTGAGCATAACCGCGCTCATGCGGTTTTTTCGTGTCATGAGCATTACTACGCCCAAATTATGGTGGGGCGTACAGGGCCGACTTCGGTCGGGCCGGGTTCGGTAGTCTCCGGTAACGCCAACCCTGTACGTCTCACCACCTCTGTGATTGGCGTCCCATGTGGTGAGTTTTCTAAAAAACTGACTACCGGGGCTGTCACTATGACTACTCTCCCAACCCTCTCTCAACCTGAAATTGCCATCGTTGATGGTCAGGCTGTTACATCTTCTTTGGCTGTTGCTGACTTCTTCTCTAAACGTCATGACGATGTTCTGAAAAAGATCCGCATTTTGGATTGTTCTCCAGAGTTTTGTGCCCGCAATTTTGCGGAGACATCAATTTTGGTACGCCAGCCCAACGGCGGTACTCGCAAACTTCCTTGCTATCAAATAACCCGCGACGGCTTTGCGTTTCTTGCTATGGGCTTCACTGGTAAACGTGCTGCCCGGTTCAAAGAGGCATACATCAATGCCTTTAACCAGATGGAGAAGAGTTTATCAGGTGCCGATGCGTCTGATATGTCAGCTGTCGCACGAAACGCCAGAGGCGTATACCTGCATTTGCGTGAAATCCATCAAATCTGGACAAGCCAGCTTTATCCAATGCTTAAGGCTGTTGAATCTCCGCTGGCCAGCAAACTGTACGACCGTGTAGGTGATGCTGTTTTTGGTGCTGCACTTGTTGATTCCAGGCTGAATGGTTCTGACAAGGAGGTGCGTCCATGATCCGCCACATCGTTAATTTCCTGTATCACCGATACAACCATTGCCCCCGTGTGGGGCAGTGGTTCACCACCAGCAACGGACACGTTCTGCGGGTTTGCCTGGTCAATATAGAAAGCCAGAAGGTTGTCTGCCAGGTTCAGGGACGTACTCATACCCTGAGTTATCCGCTGGTGGCGTTTCAGTCCGGAAAAATGTTTAAGCGTCTGGGAGGTGCCGTATGAGTAGCAAAATCCTAGGTAATGTCTGGGATGCATGTGCAGCATATGGCATCAAAGGTGCAAAACTGATGATTATGGCGCGCTTGGCGGATTATTCGAATGATGACGGGGTGTGCTACCCAGGTGTTGAAACCATATGCCGACAGCTTGGGTTGGGAGAAAGTACAGTCAGAACGGCAATCTCCGAACTGGAGGCTGATGGCTGGCTGACGCGTCAGTCACGCCGCAAAGGTAACCGTAATACGTCCAATCTTTATCATCTGAATGCTGATCGGCTTGAGCTGCTTGCCAGAACTGAGCGGGATAAGGTTGCAGAACTGAAACAGCAGCGCAGACTTTCAGGATTACGTGACCCTTCAGATTCTGAACCTTCAAAATCTGAACCGTCAGAATCTGTATGTTCAGGTGTGTTTGACCCTTCAGATTCTGGCAAAAATACGCGTTTGACCCTTCAGAATCTGACCCCAGATCCACAAGGTTTAAAACATGAACCACCAGTAAATTCAAAACATGAACCGCAAGATATTGGCGCATCCGCTGACGCGTCTGCACCAGCGCGTTCTGCCAGACAGGAATATTCACCGGAATTTGAACAGGCCTGGCAGGAATATCCCAAACGTGCTGGTGGTAATTCCAAGTCAGCAGCCTTCAAAGCCTGGAAAGCCCGAATCAGGGAAGGTGTGACACCCGAAACCATGCTCAACGGTGTGAAACGCTATGCCGCCTGGGTGCGTGTCTCTGGAAATACCGGTACCCAGTTCGTGAAGCAGGCGTCGACGTTCTTTGGACCCGATCGTCATTTCGAGGAATCCTGGCAACAGCCAGCAGCCCCCGGAGGTGGGCGGGGCAAAAGCCTCCCGATCTCGGGATTCAGTGAACAGGACTACGGCTCAACGAACTTCAACTGGTGATTTTGTGGGGAGGGTGAAAATGACTAATTTCCTGAACAAACAACACATGCAACACGACAAAGCGCAGTTACTTAACCGCAAGGCAGACCTGGAAGAGGAGCTGGCATTTGTCCGTGGCGGAAAGCGTCCGTGGCGCTGTGAGCATTGGGTGCAAAGCACTGAGACGGTGTCCTGCGGGAAACACGGAAAATACACGCGCTATGTGCTGACGGGCCCGGATGTAAGGGGGAAAGCTGTCAAACGGGTGTCCGGTTGCCTGTCCTGCCTCAGTGAGGAGCTGGACCGCGTGTATGACGAATTACGCGCCCTGAAGGTTCGTGAATTACTCGATCAGGCCGGTATTGCCCGCCGGTTCCAGGACTGTGAGTTTGAGAATTATCAGGCGGTGAATACTGACGCACAGAAAAACCTTGAAGCCTGTCAGCGCTATGCCGCTTCCTGGAAGAAATGTCTCGCTGCAGGCACCAGCATGGTCATGATTGGCAATTGTGGTACCGGGAAAAATCACCTGGCTGTATCAATGGCAAAAAATATTATTCGCCACCACCAGGCAACCATAGAAATCACGGATGTGATGCGGCTTACCCGTGCGGTGAAAAATACCTGGCGCCACAACTCTGAGCGCACTGACGATGAAGTGATTAATCATTTTGCATCGCTGGATCTGCTTATCATCGATGAGGTTGGTGTGCAGTTCGGCACGCCTACAGAGATAACCATCCTGCAGGAAATCATAAATGCGCGTTACGAAAGCGTTTTACCGACAATTTTGATCAGCAACCTGACGTTTGAACAGCTTAAGGAATCCATTGGTGAACGGATTGTGGATCGCGTTACTGATGGTGGGCGTAACTGCCTGGTGTTTGGTTGGGAAAGCTACCGTGCGCATATCAGAGGTGTGGCAGCATGACAAACCCGACAAATCCGGCGTGGCGTAATGATGACCTGGAAGGAGCTGTCATTGGCGCGTTTTTTCTGCGTGGGGCTGATCCGGAAGTGATGGATATTCTGGCCACACTTCCGGCGGATGTCTTTTTCGTGCGTCAGTACAGGGATATTTACGCGGGAATTTGCAGACAGGCCCGTGTATCCGGCGTCATTGACCCCGTACTGCTGTGCAATGAGATGCCGGAACTTGCCCCGGTGATTACCGACACCGGACGCAAAACCTGGGCGAAGTCTTCACTGGAGCACTATGTTGCAGCGCTGCGGCGCAATGCCGCACTGCGCGATGCAGAAAAAACACTGACCGAAGCATTACAGAATTTACGTGATGCGCATACCTGTGAAGCAGCTGAGGATGCCCTGAAGGATGCGCAGAACATGATGACCTCACTGTCGACCGGAAAGGGCGTCATTCAGCCGGTTCACATTGATGATGTCCTTCCGGAAGTGGTCGACCGTGTTGAATGCCGCAATCAGGGACTGGAGAAATCCAGGGCACTGATGACCGGTATTGATGAACTGGACGCAAAAACGGGCGGTATGGAGCCAGGCGACCTGGTATTCATTGCGGCTCGTCCTTCGATGGGGAAAACCGAACTTGCGCTGGATATCATCGACAAGGTGACTGAGCAGGGGCATGGCGTGCTTCTGTTCACCATGGAGATGGCGAACATCCAGATTGGTGAACGTATGGTGTCTGCTGCCGGGGGAATGCCGGTATCCCGTCTTAAGTCTGTTGCCCGTTTTGAAGATGAAGACTGGGCGCGTTTCTCACAGGGCGTGGGACGAATGACGGGGCGTCATATCTGGATGGTGGACCAGGCAAACCTGACCATTGATGAGATATGTGCAACCACGAGGCACCACCGGATGAAACACCCGGAAACGGCGCTGGTGGTGGTCGATTACCTCGGCCTGATTAAAACCCGTAGTACGGGGCGTCACGACCTTGCTGTGGGGGAAATCTCAAAGGGACTTAAAAGCCTGGCAAAATCCGGCGGTTTCCCGCTGATAGCGCTGAGCCAGCTCTCCCGCGGTGTGGAATCCAGACCCAATAAACGCCCCATGAACTCGGACCTGAAAAACTCCGGGGAAATAGAGGCGGATGCAGACATCATTCTGATGCTTTACAGGGATGAGGTGTACAACCCGGAGACACAGGCGAGAGGCATAGCAGAAATCAACATCACGAAACAGCGTAATGGCACGCAGGGTACCATTTACCGGCGTTTTCATAACGGGCATTTTCTGCCTGTGGACCAGGAGAGTGCCCGGGTTCTTTCCACACCCATGACGCCGGGCAATCCGCGCAGATACAGCAATAACCGCATGTCGGGCAGTAAAGCGGAGCGTTTATTTTGAATAACAGAACAGCCACTGTTTCACCGGAACAACTTCGTCGCCAGGCGCAGGAGATGCTTCGTTGTGCTGAACAGATGGAAAAAAATGAGCGTGGCAAAGGATACGCTCCGCAAGCAGCTTACTCCGGCGCTTCGTGATCTGCTGCAGGCAAAACACCGCACACAAAAGGCAGTGGATGAGCTGGTGGATTGCGTGGCGGAACTGGAAGGCAAGGTAAGCCAGTTTGAAACGCTGGTGAAGGAGTTTACTGCGTGATGGCTGAATTTTTTCTCCTGTGTTCATGCAATATCGTTCGCTGAGGTGACCGTGAGAGCACTGTTGACTCCTGAAATTGCCCCGCGAATGGGGATCGTACTGTTCAGACCAGGCTCAGAGCTGATGCCCCTGTTTATGCAGGGGCGTGTCCTGCTGGAGCCTGAGCCGGAACGTTATTCATCTTTTGCCAGTGGTGCCGTTCCGGCGGCATCACAACCGTTAGCGGATGATCCTGCTGTGCGGGCCGTGTTCCGCAATGAGGCAGTTATTCGTCGTGCTGGTGGGGTGGAATGTCTTGAAAGCTGGTTACTTCGTGAAAAGGGCTGTCAGTGGCCTCATTCCGGATGGCACAGCGAGAACATGACCACAATGCGGCTCGCGCCGGGTGCAATCCGTCTGTGCTGGCACTGTGACAATCTTCTCCGTGACCAGTTCACGGAACGGCTGGAAGCAATGGCAACGGATAACTGTGCCCGCTGGGTGTTGTCTGTTGTGCGCCGTGATCTTGGTTTTGATGACAGTCACGTTGTGACAATGCCGGAACTGTGCTGGTGGCTGGTTCGTAATGACCTGGCGGATGCCTTACCGGAAAGTGCAGCCCGTAAGGCACTGAGATTACCGAAGCCTGTTGTGCCGTCTGTCACCCGGGAAAGTGACCTTGTGCCTTCGGTTCCCGCCACCAGCATCATCCGGGATAAAGCGAAAAAGGTGCTGGCGCTGAAAGTGGATCCGGAGTCGCCGGAGTCTTTTATGTTACGCCCGAAACGTCGTCGCTGGGTTAATGAAAAGTACACTCGCTGGGTTAAGACGCAGCCGTGCGCGTGTTGTGGAAAGCCAGCCGATGATCCGCATCATCTGATTGGTCACGGTCAGGGTGGTATGGGGACAAAAGCGCATGACCTTTTTGTGCTGCCTTTGTGCAGAAAACACCACGACGAACTGCATGCGGATACTGTGGCATTTGAAGAGAAGTATGGTTCCCAACTGGAGCTGATATTTCGTTTTATCGATCGCGCACTGGCGATTGGTGTGCTGTCCTGATTTTGTGGAGAAAGTTGATGCGTGATATTCAGATGGTTCTTGAACGCTGGGGGGCATGGGCGGCAAGTGGTAACACCGGGGTGGACTATTCTCCGATCGCTGCCGGATTCAAAGGACTTTTACCATCTGCCACTAAACCACGTCCGGCCTGCTGCGATGATGACGGACTTATCATTGAAAACTGTCTTGCTCGTCTGAAGCAGAAAAAACCTGAGGAGTATTCGCTTCTCATTGCTCATTATTTGTTGCGAATATCAAAAAGACAGATAGCCAGGACGAGAAAGAAAAGCGAAAAAGCAATACGAATTGAGATGCAGATAGCCGAAGGGTTTATTGACGGATGTTTGTCTGTGCTGGGGGTAAGACTGGAGATGGACGACTGGCTGCTAAAAAAGTAAAAAATGATTAGTGCGGTCCGCAAAAAGTATGTCAGTATGTTAAGAGTGGTTACTTCGCCACACAGCTTAAACCCGCCGCGAGCGGGTTTTTTTATGACTGAAATCACGCCAGTACAGTAAACGCGCTGGTGGCGGTGAATACCGGTCTTTCAGCTTGCTGGCTTTTTCGACAAGAGTTATTGGTGTGTCACGTTAACCGGAAAAGGGAAAAAGACATGCTGAAACAGCAGGATATGACAGAAACCGCCAGAGTGGTGTTTAATGAATTAAGCGTCACCGAACCGGCGACAGTCGGGGAGATTGCGCAGAATACGTACCTTTCACGTGAACGCTGCCAGTTAATACTGACCCAGCTTGTTATGGCGGGGCTGGCAGACTATCAGTTCGGTTGTTAC